CATACAATTTAGGCAATTTTGATGCTCTACCTCTATGCCCTTCTTCTATTGCAGAAACTTTACCTTTTATTATTTTTGTATTAATAACTTTGTAACCATTATTACAACCAAATAATCCCAATAAGCAAATTAATAGTACATTTTTCATAATTTTATTTCTTTTTAAATTGTTCAAACCATTGTTCAAATGTATCTCCATGACCAGTTTCAATAATTGAAAACATACCATGTTCATAAGTTTTTTTCATATCTTCCTCACTATACATTCTTTTCTCTTGCCATTTAGCGCCATATTGAAAACACCTATTAGCTAAATGATTTGGATTAGTAAGTTGTGAAAAATCATGAGATAATACAAATTCTTTAGCCGCTTCTTCTAATTCTGTTTTCATATCGATAATATCATTAATTAGAATACAAAGATACTATTTTTTTCCGAAACAACAAAACTTTATAAAAAAATAATGTTAAAAGTTGACATTAGACGCACTTTTCCTATACTTACGATATATTTATATTATATGGCAATCAAAGGAAAACCTTACAAAGACGAAAAAGATAAAAAAGTTAAATACGGAATCAGTATTGACAGACATCTATTTGAACGAATGAAAAAAGAAGAAGTCAGCGTTTCCAAGTTTATACAGAATCTAGTGAAAGAGTATTATGAGAAAGTATCAAGTAAATGAAAAGTTTTTTGACGAACTAAATGAAAAATCAGCATATTGGTTAGGATTTTTATATGCAGATGGGTGTGTTAGATTTAAACATGGTAGAAGCGGTGAGTTGAAGTTGAAATTGAATAGTAAAGATAAATCACATATAGAGTTGTTTTTAAAAGATATTGAAAGTAATTCACCTATTAAATGTGATGATGGTGGTAAAAGTGAGTGTTGTTTTACTTATATTAATTCAAATTATCTTGTCAGTAGATTGTATGAGTTAGGTTGTGTACAAAATAAAACACAAAAAATTCGATTACCAAAAATAGAATCAAATTTGATATCACATTTTATTAGAGGGTATTTTGATGGTGATGGATGTATCTATAAAAACAAAAATAGACCAAATTCCTTTGTTGTTAGTATTTGTTCAAATAATAATTTTATAAATGATTTAAATGAATTTTTTTCAAAAGGTAAAATTTTAAAATATGAAAAGTATTCCGTTTGGAGTTTACATAAAATTGATGACATAAAACTATTTAAAGAATTTTTGTATAAAGAAAGTGAAACATTTATGAAGAGAAAATTTGATAAATTTAATGAAATTGATTATAATTTTAAACGAGATTACAGTTTAACTAAAAACAAATTTAAATACAAATTGACTAACCCAGATGGTATGACTATAATTGTTGAAAATTTACGAAAGTTTTGTGATGAAAACGGATTAGTTTATTCAACTATGTCTAATTTGTCAAGAAATGTTGGTAGAACAAATAAAGGTTGGAAGTGTGAATTATATAATAAACTTTAAAAAAAAAATAGATGGCAATTTCATATATTGGGGGTAAGTCGAGAATTAGTTCGTTCATTACCCCATTTATCCCTACTGACATTGATACATACATAGAAATTTTCTCAGGCATGTACTGGGTATTTTTAAAAATGGATTTAGATAAATACCCGAATTTGAAAACAGTTGTTTACAATGACTACAATTCATTAAATGCTAATTTATTTAAATGTATTAAAAACTATGATAAATTATGGGATGAATTATCAAAATACCCTTGTCAACAACTTGGGGTTGAAAATACTCCTCCTGAATATGAGGAAATGTTCAATAAATTTCAAAAAGAAGTGTTTGACCCCAATTATATCATTGGTGATGAACCTAATTTTGATGCAGCTTGCAAATATGTTTATGTTCTGACTCAAATATTTTCAGGCTCAAAACCTGAGACCTCAAAATATACTGACTATAAAGGTAAATATAGATGTAAAGTTTTGATTTTCATGGATAAATTGAAAAATCCTGAATACAGAAAACATTTTGATAAAATAACTTTTATTGAGAATATGGATTTTGAGGAGGTTATTAAAAAATACGATTCACCAACTACATATATTTATGCCGACCCGCCCTATTTCTCAAAAGAAACATATTATTCCAACCATGATTTTGATAGAAATGACCATGAAAGATTGGCAAATGTATTAAAGAATATCCAAGGTAATTTTTCACTATCATATTATGACTTCCCATTACTACATCAATGGTATCCTACACATCAATATAAATGGAAGAAAAAATTATTTGCAAAAGCTGCGGCAGCAAAGAAAGGTGTAACACAAAATATGGGTGAAGAATTATTAATTATGAACTACACGTTAAACGAAGAAAAATCTGCGGTAAAGATTCCCCAACTTAAACGTGGTGAACAACTTTCATTGTTCAATTAATTTTTGTATATTTGCATCTTTCGCAATATTTATAAAGAAAAATAGTAGAAATGAAGATTACATCGTTATTATCTAATTTGATTGTTGAACAATCTAGATTCCAAGTATTATACGACAAGATGGTTAAACCTCAGGGAACACCTGAACCTGGTGAAAGAAAGCCTAAAGGTTTAATGGATTTTGAAACATTAAAAGCAATAATTCTTGCTGACCCTACGACAAGAGTTCCTGAAGGAAAGGACATTGACACATTAACTCTTAAAGATATGGAGTCAGTTAAGGTTGGTAGTTACACACAATGGTTATTAAAGAATTTTATTAAACCTAATGTGGAAGTGAGTGGTGGTGTTACTGACCCCAATTCTCCGGCGGTTAAATCGGCAATTAAAGAGTATCAGAGATTATTTTTGGAGGATTTGTATAAGGTTACGGATGATTTAAGAAAGTTTGAGAGAGCGAAGCCATATCTTCCACAGAATCAGAGGGACATTAATAAATTTACAATTAATTCTTTATTTGAAACTTTGAAAGATTTTCAGATACCTGAAAAGAAGAAGGCGGATATTGAGAAGAAGGAAGCTAAGAAATCAAGAGAGGGTTTTAATCACGCTGGTGGTGAGATTATTTTTGAGGGTAGTGATTGGACGGTTATTCGTATTTCTGACCAAGGTGCGATTGGTAAGGATGCTGCGATATATTATGGAGGTTTCCATGAACATGACAAGGGAGAATCAAGATGGTGTACATCATCACCTGGTTTAACATATTTTAATGGATACATTAAAGATGGACCTTTGTATGTTATCTTCCCAAATGATGATAAGGGACAAGTTGGTCAGAAGACTGGTTTGCCTAAGGAGAGATATCAATTCCATTTTCCATCTAATCAATATATGGATAGAGATGACAGACAGATTAATTTGGTTGACACATTAAACGGAAAGATGTCTGAATTGAAGGAGATATTCAAACCTGAGTTTGCCAAGGGATTGGTTACGAAGGGTGGAGATAAGGTTGAAATCAACTATCCTGATAGTTCAGCTGGTAAGTTCGTTGCATTATATGGTTTTGATGATTTATTTGAATCATTACCTGACAATATCCAACATTTGTTGATTAATAACAAATCAAAAGAAGATATTGCTCTTGTTGTACCAGAATCTATTGGTAGATTTAAGAGTCTTCAAGCTTTATTGTTACAGAATATTGTAAAATCAATTCCTGATAATGTTGGTGAATTGAAGAATTTGAATTTCATTGCATTACCTGACAATAAAGAATTGGTTGATATCCCTGAAAGTATTGCTGACTTGCCTAATTTGGCTTTCGTTAACTTGAAAGGTTCTCCAAAGGTTAAGATTCCGGCAAAATTGAAGGAGAAGTTATCCGATGAGGGCTCAGGATTTTACTATGTGAGTTAATTTTATTATTATTTAATCATAAAATACATTTTTATGAAAAACATTGACGTTGATATCTATATGACACAACTTAAAGGGTTTTTCGAAAAAAACCCCAATAGTTTGGTTGAACTTATTGGTAATATGAATCGTGATGATTTCTTCAATAAGGTTGAGGAACAATGTTATAACAATGCTAATTATGGTAATGAGATATCTCTTACACAGAAACAGCTCATTGATATTGTTGTCACAATGAATAATCCAGATGTTAAAAATGTTAAAGAAAAGGTATCTGGTATATTTCAGAAAACAAGATTTGGATTAATTTCTTTAAATTAATTTTGTAATTATAAATATATTATTCTCCCATTTTTAAGATATCTATATACTGTAGTGTGAGATAGATTTTCACCCTTCATACATTCTATTATTGAATCATAGATATTATTGGTGTTAAGACACTGTACTTTTTTAGCATTCGGACTTTTACCTCCTTTGTTATCTCTATTTAATGCTGATTGTCTTATTTTTTCAACAACTTCAGGGTTTTTAGTTGGATTGTTCATTATGTTTCTCAATTTTAAATCCTCACGTGGTTTACCTTTTCTCGGATGTTGTTCTTTGTTTTCTTTCCAGTATTTTTTTAAATTTTCACTCGATTTATTACTGGTTATTGGATTAAACATAGGGTTATTTTTTTTCATTCTTTCACTTGTTTTTTTTCTGTTATGTTCTTGTTTCATAGGATTTCTTTCACTTGACATTCTTTCTTTTTGTTTTAAAAGTGATAATTTAGAAGGTCTTAAACCATAAGAACCTTCACCACCATCAGTAAAATTAACCAAACTACCCTCATTTAAATCAAGTCTACCATATTTTTTTATGGTTTCTTTTTCTAAAATTATTGACTCCTCCCAAGATAAAAAATCCTTAATAATTTCAACCGACCAAAAAATTTTAGAAGTTATTCTCATCCAAATTTTGTTGTGTTTATGTTTACAATAAGCTCGTCTATAGGTATTAGTATCACAATTACCACTAACTTTTTTTGATACGGTTCCTCTACCAACATAAAATACTTCATTGTTGTCCAATCTTCTATGTATATATACAAAACACCTCATACATATAAATATATGGGATTGGTATAAACATCCCGTATAATCTAATTTTTTTTAAAAAGTTTGATAATAACAAAGTTTTTTTATACTTTTGTATTTGTTAATCATTAATAAACCTTTTTTTAATTATGGAAGATTTGTATAAGTTTGTTGAAAATCGATATATTGTTTGGGAGTATGCGGATTCATGTCCATTTATTCCTGTCCAATCAAAGGAAGTTTGTGAAAATGAGGGACCAGTTCCTGTTATAGAGGTTAGAGTAAAACCAACTGAAAGGTGGGACTTGAAGGATGATGGTATGTATCATGGGGAGGAGTGTTATGTAAAAAACTATGGTAATTTATTGGCAACTGTCAATCATAGTAGAATAACTATTGTTGTGGGTAGAAAAGATGATAAAGTTAGTATTAAGATTTTTCAATATATAAGAATTAGAAATAGAGGTCGGAGATTTTTTAAAGTAACTACCAAAGTAGATTATGTTAGTTACAATTTAAAAACTCATTCTTTGTATTCTGGTCATATATCGAATTACCATAAGAAAAGGAAATTTTCAAAAGCAGTAAGACAAAATTGTTATGAGTTGAACCCCCTAAATATGGTTTCCTCCTTGATAAGGAGTTTATTGACAACATCATTTCATAGTGAACCTGAAAAGATTGCTGAGAGAACTGAAGTTGTTGATAACGTATTTAAAGTTTTCTTTAAGAACATACCAGGTTCTGAGAAATATAAAAATCTTGATAATACCCAATGTTTGTATGCTGTTAGTTGTGAGAATAGGGGTATAAAACTTCCAAATAATTGGAATGTGTTTTCTTATGTACATCCTCAACCTAAAATGAAAGATTTGAGAAAGCATCAGATGAAATATATGGATGCTTTAATGACCATTTTTAAACTGAAGGGGGATAAGATAAAGAAAGTATTGCATAGTTTGGATACGTTTAATCATTTGGTGTTATATCGTTGGTGTGAAAAGTTTTTTGGTGAGAGTTTTATGTTGGGACAATCTGATGAATTTTTAAAAAAGGTTTTTCAATCCAATCATGGTGTAAATTACAACTTTGATTTTTCAAAGTTTTCAAAATCGGAAAAGAAAAACGTATTTTGTATTTTCCAACAAATGTTGGATGGTCATATTAATGCGAATACATTCTTTGACCATTTAAGTATGAAGTCTAAAATATCGATATTTGAAGATATTAAATGGAAATCAAAAAATTATCTTCAATTCAGAGATGAACATATGGAATTTACTGAACGTTTGGATTTCTATACCAAAGGTGAATATAAAAGGACTTATCCTAAAAAATTTGTTGAAAAAATTCAAGAAAACATTTTGGGTGAGTATTATCCTGTTCTGTTGACTGATTCATTGAGTTATAATTTGGAATCATTTAACCAATCAAATTGTGTTAAGGGTTATGTTAATAAAGAGAGTTCCCTAATAATTTCATTGAGAAAGGGTGATTCTGAATCAAAAGAACGGGCGACTATTGAATATAATATTTCTAAGTATTATCATTCTGTGGTTATTAAAAGGGTTCAAACTTTGGGTAGATTCAACTATCCTTTGACTTCAGATTGGAATGAGGTGGTTCAACTATTGGATGAAAGGGTTAATGACTTGGTTAATGATGGGGTTTTTGATGGTATCTATGAATGTGAGTATAAGGTTGGATATACCACTGCAAAAACAAAAACAATATTTGAAGACTGTAAATGGATGCAACCTCATGAAAAAATATTAAAGTGGGAAAATTCTGACTTTGGTAAAATATCTGTTAATTTTAGGGTTGGAAATATTCTTGTACCAGAAATAGAACCAATGGAAATAATTCCAATTGAATTTTAAAAACTAATTATGGCAAAAATACCAAAACATTGTATTAAAAAATTTAAGGAACATTATACTTCTTATCCGAGTATATTATCTATACCTGATTTGAATATAAATGATGATATAAATAAGTTCTTTTCAAAAAGTAGAATTGTATGGAGAGAGGAACATATTGATTCGGATGGTGTTATTAACACAACACATAAATTGATTGATTATGATTCATCTGGTGTAATGATTTTTATTTCTAAATCTCCAACTATTTATAATACTGGAAATGTTTATATATTAACAACTGAGGCACGAATGGACGTTGCAAAATTAACTATATCAAGATTAAATAAAATAAAAAATGGAAATAACAGCGGAACAACTAAGAGAGAAAATTAAAAATGGTGATAAAATTATTGTGGATTTCTACACGTCTTGGTGTGGACCCTGTAAAATGATGAAACCAATATTTGAAAAGGTTGCATCAGAAATTAATGAACAGGAAACTGGTGTCAAATTATATACCTTTAATGCTGAAAGTGATTCTAGTTTATCAGTAGAATTGGGAATCAGGTCTGTACCTACAATTAAATCATTTAATGGTGGTAGTGAAGTATATAGTAGGTCAGGTATTCATGGTGAATCACAAATAAAAGATTTGTCAAAACAACTTTTAAATGGATAAATTATTAGTTGTTTTCACAATGAAAGGATGTCCTTATTGTGAAATGATGAAGGAAAAGTTGGTTAATGAGAATATCGAATTTTTCGAGAGAGACATTGACGAACATAAAGAAGAATATAATATTTTTGTTGAGGTTACCAAGAATGATTATGTTCCGTCCTTTATGATAATTGAGAATCCTAGTGGTAAACATGTATCACATTTATATGCACCTGAACGAGACTATAATGAAATAGATGAAGGCGTTCAAATAATTCGAGAACATTTTAAATAAAAAAACCTCCTTTTAGGAGGTTTTTTGTTATATGATAATCATATCATTTATTTTGTCTCGAACCAACCAAGGTTTTTTACCAAAAGGTTCTGATAATTCAAGGGATATATCGTAATTTGAAAGATATTCTTTTTCAAATTTGTTAAAATTAAAATCAAACACATCTAAAACCAAAGATTCAATCACCTTATTATCATACATTGAGTCGCAATTTATATTCAGTACAACTTCTTCATTATCTTCTCTTTCAGTTATTAAATCTATCTTAATGTGAATTTCATCTGTATTCAAAATATTAAAAAGATGGTATGCGACATATTCACAATAGAATAATTCGGTAATACCTAAACTTTTGGAATGACCGTATGGAAACGATGAACTCACAGACAAATTTTGATTTTGGATAAAGTAATCATCATTAATTGGGTTATTTTTATTTGAATTTATAATTAATCGATTATTGTATGAAATTGAATCTAAAAATCCTGAGAATTGATAACTACTTTGAGCAAAGTCAATTACTTTTGGATGGTAAATAGGTCTTGATGAATCATAAAACACAAAATGGTGTATACCATATTTACCAACACCATCATAATAATTAATGATGTCAATAATATTAAAGTTCTTTATTTTATTCCATTCCAAATAATCTTTGTTTTCCTTAAAAAAACTTTCTTTAATTTCGGTTAAATTTGCAATAACCTTACAAGTTGTCTCACCTTCAACAACGACAAAATTTTTAAAATCTGTGACCTTTATGTGTGTTCTGTACTGATTATTTGGGTCTATCTTATTTGAAATGTAAGTAGCAAACTTACTTACAAACCCAGTTTCTGAATTTTCTAAAATATAATCTATTTTCATTCAATGTTTTTTTTTCAATTAATAAACAAAATTTTTAATACTATAAATAGAAAAAGGGAGACTAGCTCCCTTTAATTTTGTTATTTGTGAAAAATAATTATTTTCTTTTATAATAACGTTCAACAATCTTTTTAATTGAATCTTGAATTGCTGGATTTCCCTTTGGTGGTGAGGTTTGATTTGTACTTGTTTGAGGTACTTGATTTACCGCAGGTTTTGATTGTGCTCCGTTATTTTTGTTTTTACATCCACAGCTCATAATAAATTATTTTTTAAGTGGTTTATTTTTTGTATCTTTGTGTAATAATAAATATCATCAAGAAATGAATTATGTAAAGTTTTTTTTTAAAATAGTTAAGAAATCGTATATTTATGAATATGAGTAGAAAAATACAGATTACCGAGAAAAAACTAATCAATTTTTTAAATAGATTGGTAGAACAGGAAGACGATTCTTATTATAAAATATCTCCACAAGAATATCTTGAATTACTTAAATTGTCAGGATATCATGGAAAAGGTATTACTAAACTACCAATGTTTGGAGGTAAACCACTATGGATAACTGGTAATTTAGACGTTTCAGGTCTACCTGTTGATGACTTAGGTAATGTTGGATATATTGATGGTAGATTGGATATTGGTAATACTAATGTTGGTGATGTATCTCAAATACAAGTTAAAGGATATATATCTGACTATGGTTCTAAAAGGGATAAATTAAGAAAAGCGGCGGAATTAAGACAAAAAAGAGCAGAAGCTGCGGAAAGACGTGAGGAGAATGAATGGGACCCGGAAAATACTGATGACGTTGGTATAAAAGCAAATGCGCTATTTGAGTGGTTAGTTGGTCAAAATGAATCATCTGAAATTTCTGATGAGGAAAAAGAAGAGTTGAAAAACTTGGAAGTTGAATTAGAACAATTAAAAGAACGATACGATTCCGATGAACTTGAATCTGATGAAGTAAGTGAACTATATGATAAAATAACTGAAATTGAGGAAAGGATTGAAGAATTAACCGGTGAAAATGTAGATGTTTATGATTTAGTTGAGAAAGGTAATCATTATGGATTGACTACTTTTGAAGTTTTAAGTTTAGGTGATAGGGAATATACTGTTGGTACAGAATCAGAAATGGATGAAGCAGGTAAAGAATATACCGAGTCATATATTGATGATGTTGGAATTGAAGGATTTAATCGTAGTTTTATTGTAGATTATATTGATGAAGATGAATTAAGGGAATATATTCATGATTTTTATTATGATGATGTTAGTCAAAATCCTGATGTATATTTTGACGAAGATGATTTTGAATTGACTGAGGAGCAAGAAAAAAGAAAAGAAGAATTGGAGAATTATATTTCCGAAATGGAAGATATGAAATCTAATTTGGAAGATGAACAAAAAGAAATTGAGGATAGTGATAGTGATGAATATTTATCAATTCAGGAAAAATTAGATGAAATCGATGAGAATATAAACACCGCTCAAGAAGAGTTGGATTCAATAGAACCTGATACAGAACCAACAGATGACATGATTGAGGATAAAGTTGAAGATTATGTTAATGATAGAATGAGAGACCCTCTTGCGTTCATTGAAGAATTTGGTTTAAAAATTGATAATTTTATCGATAAAGATGAATTGGCTCAAGGATTATTAGATACTGATGGATATGGTGTTATGAATAGTTATGATGGTGAATATGACACGATAGAGTTCAATGATGAGACTTATTATATTATGCGAGTTAATTAAATTCTATTCATTTACTCAAAAAGTTTTCATATTATTATTTATAGTGAATGGAAACTAAAATTAAAAAAAATAAGGTAAAATTTGTTATGGATACCGATTGGGTATTCAAAGGTGTGTTAGATTCTGAAGAGAAAAGATATATTTTATTAAATTACTTTCAAAAACTAAATAAGAATTTGGAAGAAATTAAGATATACCCAATGTTTACAGAGTTATCTCTTCATTTGGGTAATATGCAAACTTTATTAACTAGGAATCAAATTTTATATACTGATAAAAAATTCACATCAAATGATGAGGAATTAATGTTGACAGATTTAAAAGTTAAGGATGTTCCTGAAATGACAGATAAAGAATATGAGGAATATCAAAAAATTTTAAAATATAGTCAACCAAAATTATTTGATTATTTCAATATAACAAAATCACTTTGGATGGTGGTTTATGAGAATATTAATGTTAATGTTAAGAAAAATAAAAATAATTTATCAAGCAAAGGTGGATTCTTTTATTATGAATCAAGTGGTCAGGTTAGAATTTGGAGATATACCACAAGAAAAGTTATTAAATTGAAGAACCAATACAAGACCAAGATTGATTTAATTTACGAGGGTGGGAAAAATGATTTGACAATATTAGAAATTATAAGTAAATTTTCATCAACATTTGAAACAAAAAACGAAAAAAAATATCCTGTTTTTGAAGTTACGTGTAAAGATATATTTCCGTTGAATGAAACATTAATACCAATCTTCAAAAGAAAAGTTTTGGTGTATATTGCTCAAAGTGTTAAAAGTTTAAAATCATACGAAGAAAATGGGATTCAATAAAAGATATGTTAGTGTTGAAACATTGTCACATATAATTGAAAATGAAAATGATTTAATAAGATATTTTAAAAATGCTGACGCATTAATTTTTATAGATGATATATCTCGTGAGGTATATAATCTAGTTGTGGAGAAAAAATCATACAAACACTTAATAAAAAAAATCAAAACAAATGAGTAAAATTTTAGAATTTCCAATTGTAGAACCATTAAAATCAAACAGGTGGTTGATTAAATTACAAGGTATGGATATACATCCTTATCTATTCAGAAAATATAAAATGTTTAATGAGGGTGAAGATATTATATTAACAACTGAGTTTATGGAAACGGTTGTTCATTCTTATAACCCAAAAGATATTTTCAATATTGATAAAGTTACGATTGAATATCTTAGTCCTGTGGGTGATGTCGTTAATGGTTTATCATTTACACCAAAAGGAATTAATTTTGAAAGAAAACATTCTTATTCTGACGATAACTTGATGATTACAAAATTAAGATTTATTATTGACGCAAATACATTAACACTTTTATTTAAAACTGAAGAAAATGGAGAATAAAGAACATGTAAATCATCCAGAACATTATGGTGGGGCGGGAAATCTTTATGAAGCGATAAAAGTTATTGACGCTTGGGACTTAGGGTTTTGTTTAGGTAATACGGTTAAGTACATATCAAGAGCCGGTAAAAAAGACCCTAAGAAAGAACTAGAAGACCTTAAAAAGGCTCTTTGGTATTTGAATCATCACATTGAAAAGTTGGAAGGTAAATGAATGCGCCAGTAAGGTATTACGGAAGTAAAGGAGGTTTCTACAATAAGATTATTGAATTTTTTCCTACTGATGGTTATGATACTTATGTTGAACCTTTTGCAGGTACATTCATAGTAGGTTTAAAAAAACCAATCACAAAAATTGAAGTGTACAATGATATGGAGAAGAATGTATATTCTCTATATAAAGTAATATCGGATAAAGAATTGTTCCAACAATTTAAAGAAAAGTGTGAT